AACTTCAGGATTTGATCTTGCACCGGGATATTCACCAACAAGACCCATTGTAGGCCCCGAAACAATACCACCATCGGCAAAAGCTGAAAACCCTCCACTTTGAACCCTTGTAGCCAATCCAGTTAATACGGTTCCTAAAGCTATCGCAGCTATTCCGGCAACCAATCCTACTCCGGGTATTGCAAAAGTTTTAGCCAAAGTAGAAGCCGCAACCGCCGCCGCTCCCATTTGTTGTAATAAACCTCCTAAAACGCCTAAAATTGCACCGGCTAAAGCCCCCATCATGTTTTTTCCTTCAACTATTGCACTAGCTAATGCCATTCCCATAGTTTCTGCTATTTGCCCAAAATTTATTTCAAAAGCAACTTTTAAATTTTCTGTTCCTTTTTTTATCGTTTCAAAATACGATAGCGCTTGCGTTGTGCTTTCTTTAAGCGCGTTTGTGTCTATTCTTAATCCAAATTTATTGACATCAAAAAGCCCCTTAAACAATTCATCACGCTTGCGTTGCGCTTCTTCGCCGTTTATTGCCTCTACATTTTCAATTTGTAGCCTAGGAGTTATAACCGTTGCCGCTGATTTGCTTTTTTCAGGTGCATTTGGCATTAAAATAGTTTTGTAATCTAAGCCGTTTCCACCTTTTTGACCAATAGCCGAAGCCGCTGCATTTGCCGTTGCCGCTGCATCTACAATCTTTTTGCTTTCTTCAATAGCCAACCTTCCGGCAATAGATAAAGGGGCGGCAATACCGCTTAATGAAGTCTTTATTTGCTCCCATGTACTTAGGCTTGGCGCAATTTTATTTGCAGCAACTAAAAATGCAAAACCTAAAGCCGTAACCGCTGCCGCTGCCGCAATAAATGGATTTGCCAATAAAGCGGTATTAACAGAAACAATTGCAACTCTTAAACCTGCTAAACCTTTAGCCATTAAACCAATAACAATAAGCAGAGGCCCAATGGCCGCAGCAATTCCGGCAATAACAACTATTGTTTTTTTTCCTTCTGGACTTAGATTTTTAAAACCTTTTAAAATGCTGTTTAATTTAGTTACAACCTTAGTAAATAAAGGTAAAATTACCTCGCCAAATAACGCGCCTAATTCCTTAATGCTTTCTTGAAAAATTCGCATTTGGTTTGCGGCCCCATCTGAAGTTCTTGCAAAATCGCCTATTGAATTTGCAGATTTAGCCATTATAAAGGCATAACGCAATTGAACCTTCTCGGCTTGCGTAAAAGATTTTATGCTTTTTAAATTACCTTGTTCAAGTGCAAACTGCGCTAAATTGGCTTCGGTCATTACAATACCAAGTAGCTTTAAGGCTTCAGTTTCGCCGTTAAACACGCCGTTAAGTGCGGTTGTAACATCTCCAATATTAATATTCTTAAAAGAAGCTAAATCACCGGCCAATCCAACTAAAGAAGTAGATAATTGAGAAGCCTCGGAAGTGCTAACGCCCATTGAAGTAGCCATATCGCCAAACAACGCCGCCATGTCTAGGGCCGTACCCTCGGCAATACCAAAACTTTCTAAAGCTGTTTTAGCAAAATTCTTAACTTCCCCAGAAGAACCTTTAAAAGCTACATCAACTTTATTAAGGCTTTCTTGAAAATCGGAAGCCATTTTAATTGCAGCGCCACCAGCTAATATAATTGGAGCCGTTACAAAAAGGCTCATTGATTTACCTATTTTAGTAGCTGAATCGCCAAAAGATTTTAATTTCTTTTCAGCGGCGTTTAATGAAGCGCTTAATTTAGTAGCGTCACCGGTTAATATTACCTTTAATTCATTTGATGCCATATTTGAAAATATATTTTACAAAAATAACCAAAAAAACACAATTTAAAAAAGCAGAGAATTTACTTTAGCCTCAAAAGCCTCTTTTTGCTCTTTTGTGCTTTGCGGTTCTTTGTTTGTTTTGCTTATCGAATCTTGCGGCAAAGGAAACAATTGATCGGGCCGCTTGGCATCGCCTTTTTTAGTTATGTTGGTGTTATGAATCCACGATGCTAAATACCGCGTCATTTCCCAATTCAAATTTGTTTTTATGATATAACTTTCGCCCAACAAAGCGTTTTCTTTCCATGTTTGGCCCCAAAATTTATCGGGTTCTATTCCAGCTTGTCCAACATAGAAATCCAATAAGGTGTTCCAATCAATTGGGCTTATGCTTTTTTTGGTTTTAACGCCCCTTTTGGATCCGCACCCCTTAAACCGCCGTTTAAATCATTGCCTAAAATACGGCTTTGTGCAAGCGCGTTTGTAATATTTGTAAAATCTTCGGTTGTTAATTCATCACACCACGCCCCCACTTTATAGACATTGTAATCAATTGAATTTCCTTCTTCTTGGTCATACGCTAAAATTCCGGCGTACACTAACGCTCTTAATGTATTGAAATTCATTTCGGCGCTAAATACTTTGTCAATTTGGCCTATTGAAATGCCTAATTCATCTGTAAAAGCAGCCCAAAAATTCATTGAAAAGTGCATTGTTCTTTGTTTTCCGCCTAATTTAATAGCGAAAAACCCCCTTTGTTTGTTTACCATTTTTCCTTTTTTTAAAATTTAACCAAAAAAAAGGCAGCCTTTATGACCGCCTTTTATATTATTATTATTGTCAATTATACATTTGCAGACTTTACAATCGCGCCTGTAAGAGTTATCGAACCCGAATAAGAAACGGTGCTTTCCATTTCAGCGCTTTGTTCTACTGAAGAAATATAACCTTCAGCGGTATAAATAGCATCACCAGTTACTGAAGTTCCGAAAACACACGTTACAACGGTTCTGTTTATAATATAGTCTATTAACTCAATCGCGCTTGCTGCATCTGAATAATCAACGAGCCCCTCAAAAGAAATCTCGCCGCTTCTAAGTCCTGAAATAACTTCAGAAAAGCCATTGCTATCTTTTGTGGTTGCATCTGGTAAATCGTGCGAAATTGTAAGAGAACATGAAGTTGTATGTCCTATTGTGTCCCCTTCTACTTTCAAAAGTAAGTTGGTTCCATTAAATACTCCGGTAGTAGCCATATTTTTAATTTAAAGATTTATTTTTTGTAAAGATAATATATTTTTTTCTTATTAATTAAAGCCTAATGTTATAACATTTATAAACGCAATATCAGCATCAGAAGTAGTCATTTTTTTAATTTATTTAGCAAGCCACCTCATTGTAAAGCGTTGTTACTTCTGCTGCTGTTATGGCTCTGTTGAAGATGCGTACTTGGTCTATGTCTCCGTTGAAGTAAATTGATTGTGTTCCACCAGTCCCCCTTGCTCCAATAGTATTAAAAGTTGTATTTCTATTTATTGACCCAACAGAAGAAGTTACAGCAGCAGCTTCTATATCATCAATATATATTTTACACCCATTGGTTTCGGTTGTGTTTGGAAAAACACAAACAATATTTTTCCAAATATCTGTAGATATATCGCCAGCTGTAGATGTTGCAAAAAAATAGTTTGTTGAGCCCCCTACCCTAAAGTAAACAATTCCATTTTCTACAAATAACTCTGAATAAATATTCCCACTAACCAAAGACCCTAAAGACCATATTCCTTGTGCAGTTGTAATATTATTAAAGTTTACCCAAGCACTTAAAGTAAAAGCGCCAATTCCACTTACTGAATTTGGCAAAGCCACATAACTACTACTCCCATTAAAAGAGCCAGCGTCTCCAAATATGCCAGCAACATAAGTAACACTTGTAGCTGTTCCGTTATAATTTCCGCTTAAATCCGTAGCATCTCCATTTAACCTATAAGTTGCCACACAAGAAGTGTCTCCTAATATCTGTAAGGTGTCGGTAGTACAAGAAATTCCACCAGTATTTATTAATCTTCTTCCAAACATTTATTAAATATTAAAGGTTGGTAAATCATAAGTAAGAACCGCTTTCTTTGTAGTTAAAGCCTTTATTTCTGCACCTATTGTATTGCTTTGCGTTCTTAATTCTGCTCTGATATCTATAATTTCTTGTGGTGCAATTTCTCCGCTATCCATTTGCCTAATAACAAACCAATCTGTTTTTTCTAATTGGCTTCCTATTAAGTTTTTTAAGTTATCTATTTTTTGTGTTTTTAATTCCGCCAAAGTTTGAACGACAGCCCTATCAATAACATCATAAGTATAAACATTACCAACTAATTTAATAGCAGACAACTCTTCTATTCTTGAATCGTAAGTAGGTGTTACAACATCTAAAAAACCAAAGCCTTCTTTGATGTTTAGGTGCGTTCCGTTTTCATCATTCCAAACACTAGGTATCTTGCTAAATGTTTTTATATTTCCGTTTACTAAAATTCCTTTCATATTATATTGCTTTTGAGATTGAATACCAGTATTCTGCTGCACCAGTTACTACTATTTGTATTAAATTAGAGACAGTACCATCATAAACACCAGCAACCGTTGTACCAGCGGGAAGTGTTAAAGCAAAATCTCCAGTAATAACTAAGTCCTTAACCATACCTATACCAGTATTTGCAAATGTTAAAGTAGTTGCTGCTACTAAAGTCTTAGTAAATACTTGTGCGGTTGCAAAATCTACCTCTGTTGTTAAAGCTGCACTTGTTTTAAATTCATCAGCAAGCCTAGCATAAGACGTAAAGCCATCTGCATAAACCTCTGTAAAGTTTTCGTTTGCTTTTGTAAATGCTGTTCTTAATGGGTCTCCAGTTCCATCATTAGCTGTCGTTCCTATTCCTATTACTTGTTTTGCCATCTTTTATTTTATTAATATGTTGTTTGGTC